ATTTCCGGCATTAGCCCATGTCACCGTCGGATCATAAGTGCTCCATTGGAGCGCGGCTGGAACCTGTTGCCATTCAGCCAAAAGGACTTCGCGCAAGATTGTCTCAATCTGATTGCCGTCAAAGTCCTGAGTTAAGACGCCATCTGTGAGAGCCTTCTGAAGCCTTGCAAGGGCTCCTAGAGCCGTGATGGTGACTTCCTGTGTATAAGCGCTAGAGCCAACCTGTGACACGCTTACGGCAATATCAACCACAGATCCGCCAAAGATAGGCACGTAGACGGCCGATGTGTCCTGCACTTCAATCGATATGGTGTCGTTAATCTCATAAGGTAAAGAAGCTTGATTGAAGATAATCAAAGTTATCGAGCAATAGCCGGCTTGCGCTTGAGTGTAGATATTCGTACGGCCTGATGTAATCGATAGATTTGCAAGTACGGAATCAGTTACGTCAGTGCCAGCGATCTTTACGCGCCAGACTGGCGCCCACTGAGTCATGCTAGCTGCAGGTTAGTTGCGCCACCTGTGCCGCGATAAAAACCATCATTGAGTGTGTTGATAATTGTTCGAGCAGTTCCTTCGGAATCAAATGCTCCATTGACGGTTAGGTTAATTACAGGAGCCATTGAAGCGGATTCGGCTGCCCGAAATGAACCAGCGTTAAATGATCCAGCCACTACGCCAGCAGCTCCGGCGACAGCCGAGGAAACTCCAGCTGGTGATGTTGTCGTAGACCCTGTCCCTGTTGAAGCCGTAACACTAGGAACCGAGATTGTAGGAATGCTTGGTGTCGAAGTAGTTGTCTTTGGAATGCTGACGCTTGGAGCGTTAATCGATGGAGCCGAAATCTGTGAGACGTTAGGCAAGAATGGGACTGAGTTATAGACACGGATAAGAGCATTTATTCCAGCCACGGCTCCGGAGATCAAAGCGTTAAGGCCAGAGATCACCGCGCCGATTACGTTGATGATTCCGCCGGCTATTTCTCCGACTACCTTAAAGGCTCCGCCTAAGACCGTGACTAATACTGGCACGACGTACTTCTGGATGAATCCGATGAACTCTGTGAAAGCGTCTTTGTTGTCGTCAATCGCCTTAGTAATCGGCTTAAAGAAGTCTGCGAACTTGCCAAGTGCCGGCACGACCTCATTTACAACGAATTCGACTAGCTTTTGAATAATCGGTAAAAGTTTTGCACCGACTGATTCCTTTGCCTCATCAAAAGTAACTTTAAGAATCTGAAGTCGTCCGGCAAATGTCTCTGCGTTAGCTGCTGCCGCTCCACCAAATAGATCTGAAAGCCTGGTCTGCGTTTCTTCGAATGACATGGCCTTCAGCTCTGCTGAAGATAATCCGATGCCTAACTTGCCAAGAGCTGCCGTGTTGCCGTCGTAGGCCTTGCCCAGTGCATTTGCTACGCCATCCAAGCCTTTACCAGTTGCTTGAGAGATGTCGAGTGCAAGATTGAGAAGATCTTGAGCCTTTGTGACGTCGTTTGTCGAAAGCGATAATCTCTGCAAGGCCGGACGAAGTTGATCATCTGTGACGCCCGTCGCGAGAGATGTCTTAAGGATCTGCTTCTCGACCGATGCAATCATTTCATCTGTTGCGCCTGTGGCATTCTTTAGCGCAGTAGCCAGTCGGATCTGGGCAGCTTCGTCCTCGATCGCAGCCTTGACTCCATCGACTGCGAGCTTGATGGCATAGGCTCCAGCAGCAGCTCCGGCGGCTGCAAATGCCAGCCCTGCCTTTTTGCTGAATTCGCCCATCTTTGATGACGAATTATCAACGTCTCCGTTAGCCGTTGCCAGCGATTTCTTGAGTTGATCTACATCAGCAAGGATCGAGAGCTTGAGTGTGCGCGATTGTGCAGCCATTTACCACTCCTTTAATATTCGATCAAAGGCATTTTCCCACTTTGCGATGATGTCTGGCTGTATTTCGCGAAGTGTCGGATAAATAAACCAGCCCTGAGAACCAGCCCCTTTTGGAGACTGGCCTGACCAGATCGGGAATTGTTTGTATTTGTTAGATCCGAATTCTGTGCCGCCCCAAAGATCTTTTGTAGTTCCACCACCGGAGAACTTTTGACTTACAAAGCCGAAGGACAGTTCTCCAATCTTTGACGACTTAGAAACACGGGAGCCACTGGCGATCCTGTCGGCTGCCTTACCTCTAGAGATAGCCTTCTGCTGGATTTTGCCTTGAGCAAATTCTGCCAGAGCTGACGACTCTCTTTTAGCTGCGTCAGTAGCTTCTTCGTCCATCGCCTTAAATGCCGAAGTGATGCGACGAAGGTCTGCCTTGTCGTAGGCAATCTCAACGTTGTCGCTCACTTTGTTTCTCCAGTATCTCGAAAGCCGTATAGATCTGCTCCGCCGTCGTCCATTCGCTCATCGGTATTCCCGTCGCTATTGCTAACTCGACGAGTATTCGATTTACGCTTCCGGCGGCGTAACTTTTGGGAGGACGTCACCGACTGTCACGTCGGCCACTGTCTCACACCAAATTTCATAGCCCTTGATTGGCTTGCCACCAGCTTCACGCTTCATCGCATTCCACGCAAGGAAGAGAAGATCAGAGATTCCAATCTTCTCCTGCGCTTGCGAGATTGTGCTGCCTGTCTTTTGTTCCCATTTAGCCCACTCTGGCGGCTGAGCCGTGTAAGTGCCGAACTCGCCTGATGTGTATTCGATGGTGATTGGTAGTCTCATTTTGTGCTCCCGTTTCTATAGGTTAGATCAAGTAATTGTGAGAACTGGTGTTGATGCGCAAAGCATTGACCATGAATCAGTTTGTGCATCTGGAGCTGTGCCGCCAGCAGTTGGAGCCACTGGAAATGCCGTGCCAGCAAATGATGCGCCGGTAGCTGATACGAGTGTGAATGCAAGCGCAGTGTTGGGAGCAGAAGTAAACGCAGTCCACATCGCTTCGAAGAGTGATGATGTTGCGCCCCAGTCTGCAAGAAGCTCAATGTTAAGTGTCCATTGATCATCGATGTGCTTATAGGCTTTTCCATCGAGTGTCTGATAAGTCGTAATGACTGGCGCATTGACTAGCGTGACCGCCGTTGTCTGTGCGTCATAATTGACAGTCGCAAGCGTGAAGGTTATGTCGCGACCGGTGACTATTGTTGTTGGCATTTCTTTGTCTCCTTAGATTGTCTCTTGTGTGTAGTAAGTGCTGACCGCGAGATCCGCCACTAGTAGATTCGATGCGCCCACCGATTGAATTGTCGGACGTTCAACGTCTCCGACTGTGTAACCAGTTGGCATCGCTGCGATGATGCTAATGATTAGCTGCTCAAGATTGTCGAGTGCTCCGGCCGTGTTATTATAGGCAACGGCCGCAGTGACCACAAAGTTAATTTTCACGCGTACCGCAGATTTGCCGATTGTTGTCGTTTCTAAATAGGGCGAATCCGGAACAATTACGCAAGCTGGAGGAATAACCGCCTCTGGAGGCGAGCTGTAGACAGAAGCCACGACGCCAGAAAGAGCAGTCGCAAGAGTGCCTCTGACATTGATCGCGATTGAAGTTGGAGTAGGCATCACATGGCCATTGTTGAGACGTCGATGTAATTACCTAAAAGACCGATGACACGATTTTGAAGTGATCTGCCCATCCGATATGGCGAAGGTTGAAAATCGACACCTTCTATTTGACCACCTGGAGCGACCACGCTCTGGAAAATCTCAACGCTGACGATGGTGACCGCCTGTTCGACGGCGTCGGTATTTGCGTAGAGCGTGGCCGCGTCTGCCCCGGATAGATAAACAACGCCGCCTGGAATTACTGGGCGGAATGTGATGTCGGCATTAGTAACCGCGCAAGTAAAGTAAAAATATGGAGCCGGATAGGCAAAAGGTAGATAAGGAAAAGGATCATAATAATTTGATGTGACTGTCTTTGTTCCGTTAAATGTAGCTGGAACGCAACCTGTAATTACAACACTTTGACCAGCGACGAACGTATTTGGCTTTTGAGTTATGTAATAGGCGACATTGTTTTGAAGATAAACGGCGGCGACTGAGTTCTGGTTGGCAGTCAATAGCGGCAAGATCACTTGTTCAGCAGAATCAATTATGCCTTCAAGATACGCGTCAGAATAAAGGGCGACAGAGACGCCAAGAACCGTCCGAAGGCTGGCTACGGTAATGATTGCTGGCATCTCTGTCTCCTTTGTGTGAGCTGCTGGGCTAGATACGGGAGCGCACCTAGCCCATGATTAATTAAGTTAGATTGAAGCGACGTAGACCACCGGCAAAGACGGCCTGAGCTGCAATGTAACCATAAAGTGAAATCTCGATCTCGCCTGTCGTTGGGACGTTTGTCGCCAATGTTAGAGCTGGAGATTCAAAGATTTCGATGGAATTTGGCTCGATGATAAATGCTGACTCGTCGATTGATGTCGAGACCATATTCGGATCGACATAATAATCCAAGCCGAGTACGTTTCCGCGAATGCTTGTAGGCACTGCAGATCCTGCGTTATTCATAGGATTGCCAGCGTTGTAAATTGGACGTCCAGTTGTATCCACTGCGCCAAGAAGCGTAGACCAGATGGAAGTACCTGAAACGAATGACTTTGCAGTCCGCTTTGTTGCATTGTATGCAGCTGGTGATTCTGTTGATACGAATGAAATCAATCCGGCTGAATCCGCCGCAGTTGCAGTTGCCTGTGTTCCGCCGGCAGTGATCTGAGCGATTACGTATTGATCAGTCGCCTGAGCGTAAGCATCGCGAAGATTTGTGAGCATAATTTCATAAAAACTTGGATCTGATCTGTCAAGAAGCTCGACGCTGTAGCGCTGGAA